ATAATAATAATAAATCGGGAGATAAAAATGGGAATTTGGAATAAACTTACAAGTTTTTTTATTGCTGATCCTTCTGGCGAAAGAGCTAGAGATGATAAAGGTCGTTATGTAAAAGATGATCCTACAACAGCAGCAAATGAAGCTTACAAAGATGGTAAAACACCAACTAAGAAAAAAGTTACAAAAACTACAAGCACTAGAGGTCGAGGAAGACCTAAAGGTTCTAAAAATAAAACTAAGAAATAGTTTAGTATATAATGGTCAAAACAGACACTAATATAAATACTCATTATCCTCTATTTGATGAAGGACTCTATACAGAAGTTGTTCATCAAAATGGAGAAAGAGCTATTAAGATTCTTTCAGGTAAATATAAAGATGTTATCTATCAATATGGGCATGTTAACCTTGTCCCTAGAGAAGAAATAGAAACACCTACTATTGACTTTGAAAGAGCTGTTAGATCATGTCCTGAAGAATTGAAAGATTCAATTTCAGAGGACGAAACTTTTAATCAAATTATGAGTGATATACTCGTAGAATTACTAGCCAATCAAGGGCTAGAGGAACTTAACAATGGAATATAATAAAGAATTTATGGTTCGTCTTAAAGATGAAATATCATCTGATGAGGGTGTTGTATTAGAAATATACAATGACCATTTAGGTTATCCGACTGTAGGAGTAGGGCATTTAATTAAAGCTACTGATCCTGAAGCAGCAGAAGGAGTTGGGTACAAAATAACCCAAACTAGATGTGATGAATTATTTTATCAAGATATTAATATCTGTTTAGATGAGTGTGAAAAACAATTATCTGAATGGGCAACTTATCCTGAAGAAGTAAAACTGATCATTGCAAATATGGCTTTTAATCTAGGTATCACTAGATTGAAAAAATTTAAGATGATGTTTACAGCTTTGAATGAAGCTGACTATGTAACAGCATCAGAAGAAGGTCTTAACTCTAGGTGGGCAAAACAAGTCTACAACAGAGCACATAGATTAATGGATAGACTAAGGTCTATATAGAACGGATATATTATGGAAATGGATAAACAATTAAGAGAAGCACTCAAATTGAAATATCAAGGTGAGATAGCAGTTGCAAAAGCTAATATCTCAGTTTATATGAATAACTCAGTCGGTATCGGTGAACATGCTGATATCATTGGTGCTATTGATGAACAACTTAATCTACTAACCGCAGCAGAAGAAAAACTCCACACAATAGAGAATCACTTCGACCCAATGAAAGTAGTTTGACAAGAATCAATATAACACCTGTAGAAGAATTAACCGATCAACATTTAATGGCTGAGTATCGAGAGATATTCATGATCGGGTCTTCTCTGCAAAGGTCTCTTAAGTCTAAACATTGGGACCCTAAAAAAATACCTAAAAAATTTACTTTAGGGACAGGTCATGTAATGTTCTTCTATGATAAAGGTAAGTATCTTTACAAAAGATATGATGAGATACGAGAAGAACTTAAGAACAGAAAATTCAATTTAGACGATACAAGAATTTTTAATAATCACAAATTCCCAATAGAGTATTACAATGATTGGGTACCAACAAAAGAAGACCAAGCAATAGTTTGGCAAAGAATTGAAGAAAGAATACTACAGAAGCCAAAATGGTATAGACATTATGGGGTTTCTATAGTATAATAGATATATAAATTATGCATTACTACACAAATATAAAACGATATAAAGATTTCATTCTCGCAAGAGGAGTGAAGAACGGACAAAAATACATCAAGAGATTGAAGTATGAACCGACTCTTTATATTCCAACAAATAAACAAACAGCTCACAAATCAATATCTGGTGAGTATTTACAATCAAAGAAATTTAAATCTCCAAGTGACGCGAGACATTGGAAGAAACAATACGATAATACAGGTATTGACATTCATGGTTTAGAACAATGGGAATACACTTACTTAACAGAGACATTTCCATCAGATATTGATTTTGATATTAAGAACATAAACATACTTAATATTGATATTGAGTGTGAGTGTGAAAATGGATTTCCAGAACCAACAGAAGCAGAAGAAAAAGTCAATGCAATAACAATGAAACTCTTTGGACATAAAGAGACTCATGTTATTGGTACAGACAATTTTGATTACAAAACTGATGATCCGGATATAATCTATCATAGATGTCATCATGAAAAAGAACTATTAACTACATTTATGAAAGTGTGGGATGAATTAGAACCAGATATTATAACAGGGTGGAATGTAGAAACATTCGATATAGCTTATCTAGTAAATCGTATCTGGAAACTTTTTGATTGGGATACAGTCAGAAAACTATCACCTCATGAATTAGTTACATCAAGAGAATGGTTGTATATGGGTCAGAAGAAAATGATATCATACAACATAGCAGGTATCGCTATTCTAGATTACTTAGAAATGTACAAGAAGTTTACTTATATTACGAGAGAGACATATCGATTAGATCACATTGCAGAAGTAGAACTCGGTAAGAAGAAATTGGATTATTCAGAGTTCGGTGCAATGCATTTGTTTTATAGAAATGATTATCAGAAGTTTCTAGATTATAATATTCGTGATACAGAACTTGTTGAAGAACTTGATAACAAGTTACAACTCATGGAGTTAGTTATCACTATGGCTTATCAAGCAAAGTGTAACTTTGAAGATGTATTTGGGTCAGTTAGATATTGGGATTTAATCATCTACAATTTCTTAAAGAAGCGTGGTGTAGTTCCACCACCGAAAAAGATGTCTCAAGATTCTAGAATTATTGGTGCTTATGTAAAAGAACCACAAGTAGGTCAACATAAATGGGTGATGTCATTTGATTTGAATAGTCTATATCCTCATTTGATCATGCAGTATAATATGAGTCCAGACACTTATCAGAAGAAGATATTCAATCAAGATATTAGTGTCAAGAAGTTATTAGAGGGTGAAGTTGACTTAAGTATGTTGACTGAGACTACTGTGACTCCGAATGGTGCTTTGTTTAGAACAGACAAACAAGGTTTCTTACCAGAACTTCTAGAAGAAATGTATGATCAAAGAGTTTTGTTTAAGAATAAAATGATTGAAAAACAAAAAGAACTTGAAACGATTGACAAGAATGATCTAGTCAAAAGAAAGAAATGTGAGTATGCTATTGTTAAATATAATAACAACCAGATGGTCAGAAAGATTTCACTTAACAGTTGTTATGGTGCTTTAGGTAATCAGTATTTCAGATACTTCAATAGAGAGATAGCAGAAGGTATCACAACATCAGGTCAGTTAAGTATTAAGTGGGTCGAGAGAGCAGTTAATGAGTTCTTAAACAAACTACTTGAGACTGATAGTGATTATGTAGTTGCTATCGATACAGATTCAATCTATGTCACATTCGAAGAATTAGTTGAACGAGTCAAACCAAATAATCCGATTGACTTTCTAGATACAATCGCAAAAGAAAAATTCGAACCAATGATCAATAGTTCGTATGAAGAACTTGCTTCTTATACAAATGCTTATCAGAATAAAATGGAAATGGGTCGAGAAGTAATTGCAGACAAAGGTATCTGGACAGCAAAGAAAAGATATATACTCAATGTACATGATTCAGAAGGGGTGAGATTTAAAACTCCAAAACTAAAAATGATGGGTATTGAGACAGCAAAGTCTTCAACACCAATGTGGTGTAGAAAGAAACTTGAAGAAGGTATCAAGACTTTAATGTCTGGTACCGAGAATGATGTACATGAGTTCATTGAATCATCAAGAATCGAATTTAGTAAGTTACCAATAGAAGAAGTATCATTCCCTCGAGGTGTGAGTGATATCAAGAAATATTACAACGCAGCTTCTATATATAACAAGGGTACACCGATTCATGTTAGAGGATCACTACTTTACAATAATTATTTACATAAATACAATATAGACAAGAAGTATCCTGTAATTCAAAATGGTGAAAAAGTAAAGTTTTGTTATATGAAACTTCCAAACATCATGAACGAAAATGTGATATCTTTTGTCTCAGCACTACCGAAAGAGTTTGAACTAGAACCGTATATCGATTATGATCTACAATTTCAAAAATCATTTGTCGAACCTTTAGGTGTAATATTAGATAAGATCGGGTGGACAACTGAACCAGTTAGTACACTTGAATCATTTTTTGGGTAAAATTAATTACCCATAGAGGTAATTATGTACGAATATAGAGTTAACATTGTAAAAGTTATTGATGGTGATACTGCTGATGTAGATATCGACTTAGGTTTCGGAGTACAATTAAAAGATGAGAGAGTTAGAATAATGGGTATTGACACACCAGAATCTAGAACCTCAGATAAAATAGAAAAGGTATTTGGTAAAGCAGCTAAACAAGCTTTAATAGATATGTTAGGAGAAACAGCAATTTTAAAAACACAAATTAATAAAGATGGTGAAGACATGAAAGGTAAGTTCGGAAGAATTCTTGGTGACTTTATTGTTGAACATAATGGTGAAGAAAAGAGTGTTGTTAATGCTTTAATAGAAGACGGACATGCCGTTGACTATTATGGTGGATCAAAAGAAGATGTTCAAGCAGCACACATGGTTAATCGTAAAAGATTAATTGATGAAGGTCTTGTTGAAATGTCTTACGAAGATGCAGGGTTGACAGATATCAATTCTGTAGTATAATAGATATATGACTGAAATTGAATACATATTTTTATCGCTTCATTTGGTTACATGGACAGGTCTTGTTCTTCTAGGTGTAGAAATACAAAGTTGGAAGAAAGAGATTCGTCAACATATTGACTATGACAATAGTCTAAGAGCTATGAGAAAAAATCATAGAAATAAATAAATAAATTATGGAGATAATATATAATGAGTTATTTGAAAAACTTAATCAAATCGACAGGTAATGAGTTCGCTTCTATTGTAGAAGACGGAGTACAAGCAGCTGATGTTAGTGGATACATTGACACAGGTTCTTATATTTTTAACGCACTCTTATCGGGTTCGATATATAATGGATTACCTAATAATAAGATCACAGCATTAGCTGGTGAATCTGCTACAGGTAAAACATTCTTTGCACTTGGAATGTGTAAACAATTCTTAAATGATAATCCAAACTCAGCGGTTATCTATTTTGAATCAGAGAGTGCTATCACAAAAGACATGATTGAAGAACGAGGAATCGATTCTTCAAGAATTGTTATTGTACCTGTTACTACAGTACAAGAGTTTAGAACTCAATCAATTAAAATTATTGATCAATATATTAAAGACAAGTCAGACATGAAAATGTGTTTTGTACTTGACTCACTTGGTATGTTATCAACAACGAAAGAGATTGAAGATACAGCAACAGGTGCTGAAACTAGAGATATGACTAGAGCACAATTAGTAAAAGGTGCTTTCAGAGTATTGACTCTTAAACTAGGTAGAGCGGGTGTACCATTAATCGTAACAAATCATACTTATGATGAAATGGGTTTGTTTGCTAAGAAAGTTATGGGTGGAGGTTCAGGATTGAAATATGCTGCTTCATCAATTATCTTCTTATCTAAGAAGAAAGAAAAAGACGGGAAAGATGTTATAGGAAATATCGTTCATTGTAAGAATGAGAAATCAAGACTTACTATTGAAAACAAAATGGTTGATGTATTGTTGTCATACGAAAGTGGACTCGACAGATACTATGGATTACTAGACTTGGCAATCAAGTATGGAATCTTTAAACAATCATCTACTAGAGTTGAACTTCCAGACGGAACAACACAATTCGGTAAAACTATTAACAACAATCCAGAGAAGTATTTCACACCAGAAGTACTAGATCAACTTAACGAAGCATCAAAACAAGAATTTTTATATGGCAACACGACTAGAACAGACGATACTCAAGAATCTGATACAGAATGAGGAATTTACTAGAAAGACTCTCCCTTACATAAAATCAGAATTTTTTTCTGAAAGGGATGAAGAATTTCTATTTAAAGAAATAAGAGATTATTTCTTAAAGTATCAATCATCACCAACACCAGAAGCACTTATCATTGATATTGATGAGAAAACTGATGTTGATCAACAATTAGTATCTGATGCAACAGTATTGATTCGAGAGATCAAAGAAGATCAATCTGAAACACCAGATGAATGGTTAATTGATTCAACAGAAAAATGGTGTAAAGATAGAGCAGTATACAATGGTGTAATGAATTCTATCGAAATCATTCAAGATAAAGAAGGTAATTCTGGTGAGATACCAGATATTCTTAGAGAAGCATTATCAGTTTCTTTTGATCAAAATGTAGGTCATGACTTTATCGAAGACTGGAATGAACGATATGAGTTCATGCACAGAGTAGAAGAACGAGTTCCTTTTGACTTAGATTTAATGAATAAGATCACTAAAGGTGGTTTACCAAACAAAACATTGAATATAGTCATGGCAGGAACAGGTGTCGGTAAATCATTGTTCATGTGTCATTGTGCTTCATCAGCGTTACTTCAAGGTAAAAATGTATTATACATTACATTAGAAATGGCAGAAGAAAAGATTGCAGAAAGAATTGATGCTAATCTATTAGATATTTCATTAAATGAATTAACTGATTTACCAAAGATGATGTATGAGAAAAAGATCACTAGAGTCAGAGAGAAGACTAAAGGTAAATTAATCATCAAAGAATATCCAACAGCAACTGCACATAGTGGTCACTTTAGACATTTACTACAAGAACTAGACTTAAAGAGAGACTTTAAACCAGAAGTTATCTTTATTGATTACTTGAATATCTGTAGTTCATTCAGAGTTAGACCAGGTAGTAATGTTAATACTTATTCATATATTAAATCAATTGCAGAAGAACTTAGAGGATTAGCAGTAGAGTTTAATGTACCGATTATGTCAGCAACACAAACTAATAGAACAGGGTTTGTTTCTACTGATGTGGGTCTTGAAGATACATCTGAATCATTCGGTCTACCAGCAACAGCAGACTTTATGTTTGCTTTGATATCTACAGAAGAAATGCAAGAATTAGATCAAGTTATGGTCAAACAGTTAAAAAATCGATATAATGATCCTGGGTATCATAAGAGATTTGTATTGGGTGTTGATAGATCAAAAATGAGATTATATGATACTGAACAATCAGCACAAGATGAATTAGTTGATATCGGACCAGTAATGGATAACACTACAGCAGGTAAAAGAATATCTTCTGAAAACACAAAAGGTATGAATTTTGATTGACACCGCGGGTACACTTTTGTTATACTATGTATATGATAATGAAAAAAGATATGAAAATTAGACAAATATTCTTAGACATGGACGGTGTTTTAGCAGATTTCGAGTCTAAAATAACAGAAATGTTAGGTGAAAAAGTGTGGAATGATGATGCAGGTCATGGAGTTTATGATGCTCATAAGAGAGAATTGACTGCTAAGCATATGTTTAGAAAAATGGATCCTTTAGTTGATGCATGGAAATTGACTGATTGGTGTTTAAATTCAGGTATTCATACTGAAATATTGACTGCAGCTGGTACTGTTAACAGAGAATTAGTAGTAAGAGATAAAATAGAATGGATTAAAGAACATATTAATCCTTATTGGACAGTTATTGCAACATT